CAAAAGATTGTCAGTCGGACTCATGATGTCTGGCTGCTCGATAGTCGAGTACTTGAATGGCTGGCAGTGCATCGTCACTGTAGCTGTGCGATAGCGCACCAAGCGCTCGAAGTCGATCTGGTCGTATATCTGATAGTTATAGTACTTGTCTGGCTCGTTTGAGAAAGTGACGACTCCCTGGCTATTGAAGTAAGCGATGACCTCGTTTATGTCAAAGTTGCCATAAAGGCCAATAGTGATCTCTTTGTCATACGAAGAGAAGCCGAGATCCGTGACGATATCGCCAGGACGGCCATCTATCTCTTCAGTTTGAGTGCGCATCTGCGGCTTGGATATCGGAGCAAGAGACTGGATCAGTAGGCCGCTGATCGAGTTGCTATTTTGTCCGTTTAAGATGATATAGTTTCTCATAGTCCTCCTCCTTTAAGTATATATCGCATTGGCCACAGTTTTATCGACGAATTTGCCCATCTCGTAGTCATCCATCTCGATCTTCATCTCAGATAGTGCCTGCTTGAAAGCGCTGACCATGTTGCTCGACTCGATCTGCGAAGCTCTGGCCAGGTCTGAGCTTTGAGCTGAGATGCTGCCCATGTTGATCTCACTCGGCAAAGCTGCCTGGAGATCGTTTATCACGCCTGTATCGAGTGCGCCGCTCAAGCCATCGTTCATGGCTGCCAGGACGGACTCGCCAAAGCTTGCCGCCTGTTTGAGCGTGTCTCTTTCTTCGTCCTCGATGCCTCGGCTAAGACCTTGCAGCAAGAATTGACCCATCTCTTGAGTAGCCTTTGATGGCGAGTGTTCTTTGAGTGCTGCCTTCATCGAATTTAAGACGCTGCTTGCGAAGCTTCTGACTGTACTCTTTGCCGTAGCCCAGAGCGACTGGTTGCCAGTACCGTTTGAGAAGCCAGTGATCACATTTTTACCCATGCCAGTAGCTTCTGTCTTTTTATCAAGCTCTTTTATCGTTGCTTTGGCGACCTCTTGAGCTTTTTCTTTAGATACCTTTTCGCCCACCTTTACGCCATCTGCGTACATTTGAACTTGGCCATCGCCAGCGTCCTTGAACTCGACCTCTTTGCCAGTCAGCTCAGAGATAACTTGCATAGCGTTATCTGTCCAGTTCTTGCCGTTTAGTTTAAGGCCAGCTTCAGTAGTCGCATTGTACTCTTTAAGCTTGTTTTGGTTTTCAGTTATCTGCTTCTTTGTATTTTCGGCCTGAGTTTTATAGATCTCGTTGCCTGTATCTTTGTATAGCTTTTCTTGATGCGCAAGCTGAGTCTGAAGAGTCTTGACATTTTTCTCAAGTTGTGCTTTTTCTGCATCGCCAGCCTTCTGCGTATCTTTGACATAGTTCCAGGTAGCTGTCGTCATCTCGCTGTAGCGACCTTCGTGCGCTAAAGCCATATTCTGCTCGTATGTGCCGATGTTGTAGGCGTACTCATTGACGAGATCGAGCTGCTTATCATAGTTCGACTGAACTCCTGCCGTTTCTTCGTCGAGATAGTCCAGTTTTTGGCGGAGACGGTTTGCTTCGTTGACATGTCCTGTCTCTTGAGCCAGGTCAATAAGCTGTTCGAGCTTCGCTCTGTACTCTTTGCGCTGCGCTAAGTCAGTCTCAAGCTCTGCAAGTCTTGCATAGCCTTCTTGCTGCTTCGTGATGGCTTCCTGGTAGAGCGCTTGCTGAGCATTGAGAATAGCCTCAGCCTTTTTCTTCTCGATAAGTGAGTCAATAGACGAAGTAAGCTCGCCATACTTCTGGATCACGCCATCAGTCATCTTATACTCAGTGCCGAGAGCCTGGTTGAGCTGTCCTAAGATAAAGCCGACACGACCTTCGTAGCCTTCCTTGACTTTGCCGTTTGCATCGACAAGGTTGAGCATTTCATCTTTAAGATTTTGTACATTGACGAGCTGAGTCATGTCAGCGCTGAGAGACTCTTGCTGAGTCTTTTTCAGCTCGTTCCAGGAGTCTTTGTTTGCGTTAATAGCCTCAGTTTGCTCTTCAAGATGCTTATTGTAGCTGTCGACAGCATCTTCGGCATCGTTCATACTGCCGATCCAGCTTCCGATAGCAACTCCTACGCCAGCAATAGCGCCAGCTATGAGAGCGAATGGGTTCATACTAAGAGCTGCGCTGATGCCCTTGAGCGCTCCAGTAAAGCCTTCCGCTGCTTTTACGGCATCGAGCATCGACTTAGCTGTGCTTACAACTCCAGCTGCAAAGTTTACAATTTTAGTGACCACAAAGGCTGCTATGACCGATTTGATAGCATTTATGATCAGCTTGGAGTTGTTTATAATCCACTCAAACGGCTCGATGATCGGCTTTAGCTCTGGAATCTCTTTTTTGAGCTTTGGAAAGACCTCAGTGATAAGGCTGCCGACCATAGTTTTGATGCCGTCTATAATCTGGCGGATTCTTGGAACAACATTCTTGCCAGCAGTGACAGCGCTGTCTACGAACTCATTGACCGCTTTGCCCATATCGGCGTTATTGTCAGCGACAGCCGTCAAAAGATTTTGCCAGGAGGCTTTCATCGAGTTGACCGAGCCTTCAATCGTAGAGCTTGCTTCCTTTGCAGTCGTGCCAGTGATGCCCATGTTCTCCTGGACTTTGTGGATGGCTTCGATCATCTTGTCGAATGGCACGCTCTTGACATTCTCAGCAGTAGCTTTGAATGCTTTGCCCATCACGCCAGTCTCGTTGATCAAGCGAGCCATCTCTGCTTGAGTACCGCCATAGCCGAGCTTCAAGTTGTCGAGCATCGTGAAGTTTTGCTTTGCGAAGCCCTGGTAAGCATACTGGATCGACTCCATGCTTGTACCCATCTTGTTGGCGTTATCCGACATGTCTCTGATAGCCATGTCAGCTATTTGCGCAGCTTTGGCCGTATCTCCTCCAAGACCTTGAAGAAGCGATGCAGAGAAGCCAGTGACCGTCTCCATATATGCATTTGCAGACATGCCAGCCGTTTTGTATGCTTGTGCTGCATAGTCCTGGACTGTCTTTGCGCTGTCTTTGAAGAGAGTTTCTACACCACCAACAAGCTGCTCGTACTGAGCATAGCTAGCAAGAGACTGCTTGCCAGTATCTATGGCGACAGTAGCTAGCCTTTTGAAGCCTTCTACGGCTTTCTGAATGACTGTACTCGCCAAGTCAGCAAGAACACCCTTCATGACCGTAAAGCCCTCATTTGCGGCATCCTGAGCCTTTTTACCAGCATTTTTTGCGGAGTCGCCTAGCTCGTTAGTGCCATCGCTAGCTTTTTGTGCTTGCTCGCCCAGCTTTGCCATCTCTGAGCCAGTCTTCTTCATGTCGGCTTCAGTGCTTGTGAGCGCAGCTTGCGTAGTTTTAAGCGTTGTCTGATTTTTGTCATACTGAGCATTTAACTCTTTAAGCTGCTGCTCAAGCTCATCGACAACTTTAGCTTGCGCCTGGTACTCTTTTGAGGTCGTGCCGTATGTTTTGGCGACCTCTTCAAGCTTCGCTTTCTCTTTTGAAAGCTGAGCCTCTACACTTTGGATAGTAGCCTTGTTCTTGTCTTGCTGGCTCTGGTAGTCTTTAATGGCTCTGGAGAGCGTTTCCCACTTAGCCTGCTGAGCGGAGAGCTTTGCCTTGAGGTCATCAGAACGCTTAGAAAGAGCGGTCAAAGATGTATCTGCCTTGTCATAAGTCGAGGCAGTTAATTTTTGCTCAGCCGCAACATTCTTCAAGTCTGCTGCGATTGCCTTTAATGCTTGACGATATGCTTGCTCTCCTTGCAGCTTAATCGTGCCGCCGAAACCGCTCATCTAGTCATCTCCTCCTAAGTTAGAACCATTTTTCGCTTTCGTGCGCCTTCTCGTATGCTGCCTTGTATGTAGTTCCGCTCTTTTCGAGCAGCATTTCGAAGTCGAAAGTGTTTTTGTAGTGGTCGTAGTATTTGTTGAATAATGTCAGTGTTAGTCTGCCGATCTGTTTATCAGTCAATCCGAGTTTAGTTCGACCGATAAGATAGAACCAAGAGAAGTCAATCGGCTCATTTTCTTCTCCATCCTCTTGGACTACTCGTTTTTTGAGTTTTCGCCGCCCTGCAAGCTATCAGACATCAAGCCGTCAATCTGCTTGATCACATTGTTTAAGCCCTTAGTCTTGGCGAACTCGGTCAGCATCCTGTTAGCTGTACGAGCTGTTATGTATTTTTCTTGCTCCTCTGGCTTGCGATCTTCGTTTGCTTCGTCAATGCCATTGTTGACCATCGACATAATAGCAAAAGATAGCGCCTTGACAGAAGGCTCGCCAGATTTCTTGCCGTAGGCTTCCTCAACCCAGTTGTTAAAAGTGCCGTACTCCTCTTGCAAGTCCTGCATGACATTGAAGTCGAACACAATTTTGTACTGTTTGCCCTTATATTCGAGCGTATCACTAATATCTTTCATTTCATCTTGCTCCTTATAAGTCTATTGTATCAAGAAAAGCGAGGCGGAGAGTTACTCCGCCAGGCTTTTAGGCAGTAGTGCCGCCCATCTTGCCGATGAGGTAAGAGACAGCAGCCGACTCAGTGTCGAAAATCTTCTTGTAGCGCCAGTTGCCTTCTGCATCTGGAACAACAGTACCCTGGATTTCGTAAGTACCGAACTCAGTCGTCTCGCCCTTAGTCGTGTTGGAAGCGCTTGGCTCTTGGAACTTGACTTTAGGGAAGAAAACAGCACGATACTTGAGAGCGCCGTCCTGCATCAAGGTAACTACACGACCGAGACCAACATACGGAGCGACATCGCCAGTGTTGGAAGTCTCTTCATCGCCAGTGCCAACAGTGTGACCGAGAAGAGCAGCTTGAGTGTCTTCGTCAAGACGGTCGATGCCCATAGTGCAAGTACCGCCGTTTACGCTAGTATCTTTTTCTGCGATAGCATCGTCAGCGTAAAGAGTAGCATCGCTTACTTGTGGCTCGAAGCTGAAGCTGATCGCTTTGCCTGGCTTGGTAGCGCTGCCATAAGTAATCACACCAGTCGTAGCGTTCTCAGTAGCTACGGCATAGTAGAAGTTTTTAAGACCGATTTTAGCCATTTTGAATACTCCTTTCAATGCTAAAACTTAGAGTTTTATGGTAGAGACCTGTCTCGTCCTCATACATATCGCCAGAGGAACGCATAGGCTGCCACCTAAACCCATTGTCTGTTAATATTGTTTTTATCGCTTCTACGATAGGGATATAGTTCCCTTTTGAGAAAATATCGAAGTCGTAGAAGTCGACATAGTTTTGGAGCGCATCGTCTCCGCTAAAAGGATCGTTCGAATCAGTTTGATGATAAGTAACATAAGTAGTCGATTTGCCATTGTAGCGCAAGAAGGATACTGGAATGGCGACATCATTGACCTTGAAGTCAGCAAAAAGCTGCTCTATCAAAGTGTTGGGATTGTCAATCATCTAGTCTTCCTCCGCTTAATTCTTTTTGCGCTTTGAGCATCGCTTGCTCGATGCCTTTGTCCTCGAAAGCTGGTCTCACGAATGAGCGTTTTGTCCAGTATTTCTTGAACGGCTCTGGCATCGCACCTTTACTACTTGCGCCATATTCTCGCAAGGCTGCCAGGAGTGGAGCTGGTACGCCAGAATAGGCGTATTTGCCCTTAATCTTGACTTCGCTGCCGTCTTTGCGAGGTATGTAGCCGTAGAAGGCGACTTTCGTGTTGATGCCCTTGTCTGATGGCGTTTCGTAAGTCCTGGTCATTTTCAGTTTTGAAGCCATTTTCGATGCAAGCTCGCCATCGAAGGCTCGGCGTGTGCCGTTCTCGATGTTTTGCTTTGCGACCTTTGCGCCAGCTCTTGTCATGCCGCCAAAGATTTTGACGGAGTTGTTGGCGATGAAGTCGACATCTTCAAGGATGTCAGTCGGCAGCTGAGCTTCAAACTTTGCCATTATTTCAACACCTCCTTAGCCTGCATCTCTAGCTCGACATTTGCTTCGTCAATGTTATTTAGATACTTGACCACATAAGTCTTGTTTCTAAAGCTGATCAGCAAGTCTCTGTTCGAGTTTTGGCTGTTGTAGTATGCATTGACGACCGTTGGCGAGAATCTAATCGTGAAGTTCGTTTTGGCTTCCTCAAAGTCGCTATTGTTAGCAATAAGAGTGTAGCCTTTCGTAGTCTTTACGGCAGCGTATGGCTGAAGAACCACATTTCTCGTCTCGGTCTCGAAGCCTTGAGCATCCTTTCCAGGAACGATCTCGTAGATCGTTATCTTTCTGTTATACTTGCCAGCGTTGATCATGTCAGTCCTCCGCTGTTGGCAGAAGATTGACCGAATGCATACCGAGGATAGTGTCTACCACTTTGTTAAGGTTTGACTTATCCACATAGAGAGTTCTGTTATCCCACATGTCCTGGACGAGAATGAAGACCACGATGACAAAGTCAGAGAAGTTGTCAAGGTCTGCCTCTGCTTGTCCAGTGTAGTTCGAGATAAAAGTCTTCGCTACGGATAACAGAGTCTCTAGTGTGTTCTGATCGTCAGTCGTGACCTCGTCTAGCCGAATATAGTCAGCTAAGTCGCTGTAAGTGATCTGGCTGACTGCTGTTATGCTATTCATTTTCACGACCTCCTTTTGTTAGTGTTTTTTCGCAGCTTTCTTTTTTGCCGCAGGTTTTTCTTCTAGAGCTTCCTCTTTAACCTCTTCGATGTAGCCAGCGTTCATAAGGTCTTTTACGACATCAGTGTCGGTTATGTCCTTAATCTCGCCAGCATACATCGAGACAGTTCCAGCGAAGCCTTGTAGTGCTTTCACTAGCATTGTTTAGCCTCCTTGTTAGGCGGTAGTAGATGCCATGACAAGCTTAGCGATCTGCTGAGCATCCTGAACCTTAGCATCGAACTCGAACCAGCCGATGACACCGTCAGCGTGCTGATCAGCGTACTTCTCACGAAGAACCTGGATTTCCATGTTCTCAGAGAACTTAGTTGCGAGACCAGCCATGTTGCCGTAGTAGATAGCAGTCTTGCCAGCGCCCATGTCATCCATGTTGTCAGAAACATAGATAGGTTTGCCGAGCAAGCTCTTGCCGAATGGAAGCGAGATGTCGTCCTGGAGCAAGTAGCGGTTCATGTTGTCTTTAAGTTCACGAATAGCGGTACGAGTTGCTGGACTCATGATCCAGATAGCGCCTTCCTGGAACATATCCTTGACGGAATCCTGGAGTTCGATGAGTTCATTAGAAGTGACTGCATTTGCAGCAGCAGCGGTAGTCGTGAGCGTTACGCCAGTAAGACCAGCGACAGTGCCAGACTGACCAGTGATAGCGCCAGAGCCGTTCAAGAGAACATTCTCGATGAAGCGCTTGATGCTGTAAGCCATCTGATCAACAATGTAGCCGACAATGTCGAACTCAGCGTTGTTGATAAGGCTGCGGCTGATCAAGCTGAGAGCGCCAGCGACATAGCCAGTCAAGCTGATGCTCGTGAACTTACCAGAGTTTGCAGAAAGTGCAGTGAACTCAGCACCCTGGAAGGCAACATTGATATAGTCAGTTTCGTCTTCAGAGTAGTAAGGAATCTGGAGAGTACCCTTGATGTTGTACTTCGTAGACTTCTCAAGAATTGGAGAGATGTCATAGAGCTTGCGGATGATACGCTTTGCGATAGTCGTAGGAACGACTGCACCGTTGTTACCTTTAGTGAGCGGCGTGTTGTCATTGCGCTCATTGAAAAGCTCGCTGCGAAGATATGCTTCGAAAGCACGAGTTTCTTTTACTTCTACTTCTTTGTCGCCGTCAGCTTCAACTTCAACTTCTGGCTTTACTTCTGGAGCTTCTTTATCCATCTCCTTAACCTCCTTTACTAGACCAAGTTGTTCCTTGATCTTGCGAACATCGTCACGAATCTCAGCAAGTTCGGCAGCTTCATCTTCAGTAAGCTCACGAGTTTCAACTTCGGCTTTGCTAACGATGTCTTCAGCACGAGTGATGAGATCGTTCTTCTGCTCCGTTAATTGTTTGATAATAGACATGATTTAATCCTCCTTCATTTCGTTAATCATGTTTTTGAACTCAGAATAGTCGATTTCCTTCTTTTCCACAGGGTTTTCCACATGGGTTTCCTCTTCTTCTTGGACTTCAGACCGTTCCTCGTTCTCCGAACTTTCGTTGACATCTTGCGAGTCAATGTCAACTTTTTCAGCGATTTCGCTGACATCGTTCGCCTCTTCCTCTTTAGTATCTACTTCCTCTCGTTCGACTATCATCTCGTCAATGAAGTCTTCTCCTCGAAAGTGAATCTGCTCCTCGCCACCGATCGACCTTGCGGAGACGAGAGTGCCGTCATAGGCTGGACTCATGCTTCTGTCCAGTATAGACACTTCATAGAGGTTGAGGTCTTTAACTTCTCGGAGAGGCATACCACGCTCTACCGAGTTTTCCACATCCTTATCAGTGAAGCCGAAGCTCCAGCCGACAAGGTCGCCATTTCTTGCTTTCTTCACGACATCCTGGTCAGTGATAGTAGCCCTGGCTTTCAAGCCGATAGCATCCTCTTCGAGTTCGAGGTTGCCCTTCTTGGTTGAGCCAAGATCACGCTGCCAGTCGTGATTGAGTAAGATGTGGACATCGTCATTGCGCTTTAGAGCCTTGCTGAAAGCCCCTTTGCAGATGCGCTCGATAAACTGACCGATACGACTGCGCAAAGGCTTGCTAGCACGCTCTACGGCGTTCACATAGCCTTCTATTTCTACGCTGTCTGCTCGGATTTTAATTTTTGTACTCATTTCGTCTCCTTTCTATAAGACATTGCCTTCTTCTTTGACTTCGTCATAAGCTTCATGGTTGACTATCTCTTGTTCGAGATGCTGCTCCTCTTTCTCGGCATCGGTTTTCTTCTCGGCATCGGTTTGATCATTAGGATGCGAGCCGTCTTCTGGGTCAGTAAGCGCATCCGTATTGGGAGTGTAGTACTTGCCAGTATTCGTGTCGAAGAGTACAGATGCCAAGCCAACATTGATAACATCCATGCCTTCGATGCGGTTCATGTTTTCAGAATGGCGGATTTCGTTGATAGTCATAAAGCCAGTCTCTTTTGCGAGCTTGTAGGCTTCGTAGCGCTCCTTGATGTTGACACGCAAGATTTCCTTGACATCAAACTCGAAGAACCAGTTCTTCTTTTCTTTTTCTAGGAGCAAGTCTCTGTTGAGAGCGGTTTCAAAAGCCTTGACGATAGGATAGATGGCTTCCTTAAAAGTACGATAGTAGTCGTTCGGATAAATATGAAAAATGTTGTTAATCTCATCAGTGAGAGTTTTCTTGTTCTGGTCAAGCTGTTGCTCTTGAGCTGTTGCAGATGCTTCCTGGAACTCCAAGCCGTTGTTCAAAACTACGACATTCTCGGTATTGTTGCGGTACATATTTGCCCAGGCACGCTTGAGCGTGTTGATCTCTTCTTGTCCAAGCCTTCTATTTGACTTCAAGAAGCCTTTTTTGCTGCCGCCGCTCTTACTTAGCGCTAGCTGGTAGCAAAGCGTGCTGTAAGCGGCTTCAAGAGCCGTAGCGACCTCTTGAGTCAAGCCGACACCGTCCGCACCGTTCCAGGTATTGCGAAGCAGCTTCACAAACTCAAAAAGCTCGTACTCTTTAGCGTAAACAAAGAGCTTCCAGCCTTTATGAATCGGATCAGCATTGAGCATCTGCGGAGCGACATAGTCATCTCTTACATGGAAGAGTCCAGTGACTTTGTTGCGGTCTCTGCGGATATAGGCATAGCCACCGCTGCCCATGAGATAGTCTCTGACCATGTTCTTTTTCATCTGGAATGCATCCAGAGTGTCGCCAGTATCGCCATTGAGAAGAGCCACACGCTCATCATCGTCTCGGCTTTCTACGCTGCCGTCTTTGTACTTATAGAGCTTGACTGGCATCGAGGCGATAGTGTTTGAGATAAAGTCTACGGCTGCGCTTACTGCTGGAACAGTCATAGCTTGCTCACGAGTTATCGGATCGCCAGCTAAAAGAGCTTTAAGCAGCACATCGTTGACTGGCTCAGCCGCTGGAGCTGGCTGCTGTTCTTGAGTTGGAGTAGAGTCGTCTCTTTTCCAAAAATTGAGTATTGACATTTTTCCGCTCGTCCTTATTTTAGTTTAATAATACCATGTTTTTCCACATTTCAACATGATTTTTCCACATCAAAAGACCTGGATAGAGAAGTCTGATTGACCGAGGAAAGCATCCTGCTGGAGCAAGTAGACGGCGTTGATCAGCGAGATGACCATATCTACTTTGCCAGTTGATTTTTTCTTCGTTACATAGGCATTTTTGTTCGTGTCATAAGTGCAGCGTGCATTCTGGAAGTTGATTTCGAGCAGCTTGTTCTCCTCATACTCGAAGTCGCCAGATAGAATCTTCTCTTTGAGCAGCTTTGTAGGCGGATGCAGTACGCTTGAATGCTGGCGCACCTCTACCATGTTATACCCAGCTGCTTCGAGCTTCTGAGCCGTTGAGAGGGCGTTCCAGCGGTCATAGCCGATGGCTTGAATCTGGACTCCGTACTTCTCCTCTAGCGCAAGAATGAAGTTTTCCACATAGCGATAGTCTACGACCTTGTCGCCGCAAGCCATGACCTTGCCGCTCTTTAGCAGCTCTCGATAGCCGACTTTCTCGCTGACTGTCTTTTCTTCGATGCGCCCTTCTGGAATAAAAGCAAAGCTCTCAGCTAGAATCTGATTGTCGTCATCCACTGCGACCATAGACACGCTTGTATTATCGTTTGTCTCCGACAAGTCCAGACCGACATAGACAACTCTACCTCTCCAGTCGATGTGAGCCTTCTTGCAGTTTTGCACATCCTTGACATCTATGTAGGTTTCTGTTCCTACTCCTTGATATACGATGTTGCAGTGCTTCGTCACGAAGTTTTCCCTGGCAGACTCGACAGCGATAGCATAAGCTCGCTTTTTTGTCAAGTCCTCCCATATTTCTGGGATTTCCAGCGCTACTGGGTTGGCTTGCTGCATGATCAAGTCGTTTGTCTCCCAGCCCTTCGTCTCATCTGGCTCGTAAAGAAGCGAGAAGCGAGCCTCATCTGGCTCGATGCCGTCCAGGACTTTTTTCGAGTAGCTAACTTCGTCCTCGAATGGGTTGTCGATAGTCGGATACTTTGTGGAGATGATAAAGCCGAGCTTGTTCAAGATGTTGAGCTGACCAGACTTCATTGCCTCGATAGCTGAGTTGTTCGGCAAAGCGCCGACCTCATCTGCGCAGTATGCCGCTGGAAGCCTACCATCCATAGTGTTATTTGAGTACGCTAGCGGCGTGTATATGACTTGCTTAGGCTTAAAGTCGATATAGTCCTTGTTGATCTTGAAGCGTTTAGCTCCTTTGAACTCGTAAACAATCGGACTGGACTTGATCGTCTCTTCTACGGCATCTCGAATCTCTTTTGACTGCGCATATACTGGAGCGACACTGTAAAGCTTCGAGAACTTCGGCTCTGTCAAGAAAAGCAAGATGAATATCGTTGCGATCGTGTAAGTCTTGAAGTTCTTGCGGCATATTTCAAGCACGCCAGTCTCATATCTGCGCTTGTTTGGGTTGTTCCGATATACAGTGCAAAGAACAGCCGTATAAAATAGCCACTGATAGCCCATAGTGCATTCGTAAAGCGTTTTGCCAGCTTTCAAGCCCTTCGGCATGATCAAAAGCTTCAAAATATCTTCGAGCTGCTGCATCTTATCTACGCTGATGACATATTTGTCACTTTTGCCCTCGCAGATCGCCATGAAGTCCTTCATTTGAAGGCGAACATACTTCGGAGTGGTCTCCAGCTCGATTGACTTCTTGCAGAACTCGTAAGCTTTGCTAGTTGTCGCTTTCGTCTTCGTCATCGTCATCGTCTCTCATTGCTTTTGCCTTTGAGCCGCCGTTCACGATGCGCATAAGTGGATCTTCCTTCTCGCCGACATCATCTCCGACATTGAAGTTCTTGATGATGCGCATCAAAGTACTGACTGTCTTGTTCGTTGAGTCGACAGTGCGGTTGTACTCAGTAAAAACTGGGTTCGAGTACAAGTTCTTTTCTTTGCCTCGGTAGACTTTCTCGGTTGTTACGCTCTCCGCTTCGTCTACTGCCTTCTCTAGCCGATCCAGGATGCGAAGCTGTACCTGGTAGCGATCGAAAGTTGTAGTGAAGAGATAATTCTCCTGAACTCCGCTCTCTTCAGCGAGTCTTCTGATCTCTTCTGCTTGTTGTTGTCGTGTTAGCTTAGCCATTGTTCCTCCATTCGCTTCATTTAATTGCTAATTTGGCTATATATGCAACCCTCTCTTTCTTTTTGTTGCGTTTTGGCGCAGTTTAGGGAAAAAGAGAGCGCTTTTTCTCCATTTTACCTCGTTTTATGGGGAAAAACTTCGAAAAACATAATTTTTACGAGCGAAGG